TAAGTCAACACCTGTCCAAACCGCTGCGCTGACAACGTTGACGGTTTGATTTTGATAAGTGATGTACGTTCGACCCATGTGATGGTTAGTGATCGGGACTAATTTCGTTTGTTTTGTATAGGTCAACGTGTATGTCCAAATTTTGCCTGAGTCAACTAGATCTTGAGCATTTTTGATGGGAACTGCTTGTGTCAGTGGGATGCCACGGCTGGCGGGTAAATAGTTGCCGTACTGCGAGTACAGAGCAGTTTCAGTGGGTTCGTTATTGATGGTGACAACAGGACCACCAGGCTCGCGCATATCTTTTGCCAGCAGTGACAGATAAGCAGCCTTGGCGTCAAGGTAGTCCTGAGATTTCAGTAATACGGTTTTGTTTTCCAGTGGTTTGGTTGTGGTGTACGGGGTTGTAGGTGCCCGACCAGCTTCAATGCACTGGAGGAACACGTACACGTCGCCATCATCAATAGTGGTTGCTCCACTAAGTTCGATCACCTTGAACTTGGCGGAGCCAAACTTAAACACACCGCCTTGGTCAAAGTCGCCGGACAGTGTGCGCCGGGCATCTTGAGCAATTTGTTCCAGCTCGCCTTGGATTGTGGTATTGCTAAGCGGAACAGTAGAAACTCTTTCAAACTTCACACAAATCGTGCTGCCCACCGCGAGCACTTGGTGTTTGGTTGGGGAGATAATGTTTGTGGCGCCGGGAGCCCGTGAGCTTGATTTATTCTCAATCGTGATTTGCAGGTCGGTGGATGATTTGTTGCCGTTTTTGTCGCGGGCAAATGTCAGGATTGAGATCGGTACGGGGCTATAGCCACCAAAGGCATTTGATGTTGATGGTGAATATGCCTGACTAAAACCTTCGCTGCGGGCGGTCGATGTATTGTTTGGCTGCAAGTCGTATGGATAGCCGTCGGATATAAAAGTTGGGTCGCTGGTGCTATTGGAATAAAGCTCTGAGGAAAACTGCGGTGCCCGCGTTCCCATCCCTCGATATAGCCACTTGTTCTGCGCGATCAGATCGGTGATGGCGGTTTGACCGAAGGCGGATTTGTCCCTATCGATGGTGACGCCGTGACCCGCGAGGACCATCAGCATCTGCAAAAACTGGCTGCTGCCAAAGCTGCGGACGGCAGACCATACGAGGGAACCTGCTAGCCGGACACCACCGCTGGAATTTGTTGTGGTGTTGGTATAGACCAGTGGCACCACGTCGCCGTATTTGGCGAGTTCTTGAGTGGTGTTAAAACCGAAGCGTGGGGAGAAGCGTTGCTCGCGGGTTTGGTTCTGACCGCCTCTGCCGGCTGCAAATGCAGGTGCAACAGGCTTGGGTGCCAGCAAAGCCGCACCGACTTGGAACAATATGCCGACGACCGTTAATATAATCGCCGTGATACCAAAGTCATTGCGAATATCAAAAACTGTGCCCTCTTTGCTGTCCTTGTACTGTTGCTGCAGTGCAACAAATTCCAGGTACTCCTCTTTACTGATGCCTAGGGCGGCAATCAGCTCGTGCTCGTAGGGAAGGAGTTTACGCACGATCAGTTCATCCAAAAAAGACGCCCGGTTAAGTTCGGCACGGTCGTCCTGACCACGTTACGTCCGGCACCAATAAACAGTACACTGCCGTCCTCCAGATAGGTTCCCAAGGCTGTTGTGTTAGAAGCGGGAAGTGCCACCACACTGCCGGCAAGGGCTTGGTGCTGACGATTGCCGTTCTCGAATAGCCAGCGAACAATGCTGCGGCGGTTGAAGGTCTCGTCGGTAAAACGGTCATACACCCAGGCAAATTTGGCGCTGTAATCCGGCAGTCCAAGGCGACGCTGCATTTCACACACCAACTGGAAACAATCCGTGCGTCCGCTGCCGTCGCCGGGTTTGTTGCCCCAGCCGTACTCCAAGCCGATCAGGTCGTTGGTGTTGGTCATCGCATCACGATCTGGGAATCGAGGGGCAGCACGCCGACAAGCTCGCGGGTCAGGGTGCGGGCTGGGAAATTGCTAGCAACGCTGTCGATGGCGGAACGGAACCGGAGTTCCAGCGTGGTCTCGCTGATGCTGCTGCCGGTGCCGATGTAAAACTCGGTCGTCCGGTTGAGTTCGTTGCCGGAACTGTTGACCCACATCGTCGTCAGAACCAAGCGGCTGAGGCGGTTGCCGTTGGCGCTATCCAGCAACTTGATCGACAGTTCGGTGTTAGGGAACAGCACCTGCAAAATGTTGTTGTCGCCGTTGAGACTGGAGACGGAACCTTCGGCGCGAAAGGGCACGAAGTTAAAAGTGACTGCGCTGGTCGCTGTGGAGGGCGTGATCACCCGTTGCTCGTTTACAAAGTAGTTCTGGTACGAGAACGGGGTGCCGTTGGAGGCGACGAGGTAAAAGAATTGGCAGATGCGAATGTCCATTAGGCGTCATCACGCTCAGGGTTGCGGATCTCGCCCGAGAGCTTCACGCGCACGCTGCTACGTCCCGGTCGAACGGATTGCACCGAGGGCGGCTCGGCATACTCCCAGCGCAGATCGTCCGCTGTCCCAGCAGCAAGGTAATCAAGGGAGGAGGACATACCAGCCGTGGTGCTGCCGCTAACCCGGAAGCGTTGGTTTTGGCTGGTCTGCGAGCGATAGTGATTAACGATGCTGTAGGCGCTGGCGTCGGGGATGTTGTCGAAGGACAGCTCCAGTTGGGCGCCGTAAGCGCGATTGCCGAAGCTGCGTTTGAAGGCGGCACCGCTCAACGTGCGGTAGGTCTTCTGCGGGTACACGCCAGGCTGGAACGAGCGGGCGGTTGGTACTAGCGAGGGAAAGTCTGCCATCAGCCCAGACCCACGCGGCTACGGGTACGAGGGGATTGCTGCAGGCGATCCAGGGTCATGTTCATGCCGCGTTTGGCACCATCGCTGGCGGCTTGTCGGCGTGTGGCAGCCATGGCGGCTTCCAGTTGATCGCGGCTCACGTATTCCACCCCGCCGATGTTGGTGGTTTCAAAGCTCATGTTAAGCACCGGAGAACCACCGGCACTGCCCGGCGCGGCACCCATGGCGGAGCGCAAACCACTGGCATCAACACCAAGGCGCCCATCAGAATTGCGTCGTAAAGGCATAATTGCTTCTGGTCCAGCCTCGCCCATCAAGCCAGTGCGCGTTGTTCCACCCTCAGCGAATGGGAACAAAGTGGGTTTATTGACAATGCCTCCAGATGCAAAAGGCTGAATACCATTTGCGGCAAAGACACCGCCATTGGCAAATGCACCGGGGAAAACACCGCGCATGAGCGTGTTTACACCAAAACGGACCAACTGTCTTCCTATGTCTTGAAGTACGCCAGCGGCGATCTCCTTCAGGGCTTGATCAAGTTCTTTTGTTCCATTAATTAATCCATCAATGCCAACTTGGATTGCATCTACAATCCCATCTTCAATAGTATTTACAACACCTCGATACAGGTTTTTGAGCCTTTCGGCTTGTTCTTCAGCGTCCTGTTCACGGCGCTCGCGTTCTTGTCTTTCTTTCCTTTCCTTTTCTGATTCTGCTTTTGATTTAGCAACGGCTTGACCTTGCAGTTTAAGTATCTCTTTGATATTGTCAATTTGCACCTGCAATTTTTTTGCCACATCGTCTTCGGCTTTCAATTTTGCCCTTGCGCCCTCAAGTTCTGCTAACCGCAGGGTCAAAAGCTGCGTTTGTTTTTCTGCGGCTAATTCAAGTTGCGCGGATTCCTTGGCAAGCTCTGGATTGATACCTTGCGATAGTAATTCTTGGTATCTATTTTCAAGCTGTAGTCGTTCAGCAGAAGCGTCTGTAAGCTCCTTGAGTGGATTAGTTATTTTATCGGTCTCTTCACTTAACGCTCGCTGTAATTCAAGTGCATTTGTTTGCAATGCTGTACGTTGTGCAAGCTGTAAGTTGAGAGTTTCTTCCGCGCTTTTTGACTCTTTAAGTCTGTCAGAATATTGCCGTTGTATTTCATTTTGCTGGACAATAGCTTCGGTTATCCGACGTTGCAAGGGATCTGCCGTTTGAGCAACTAGCAATCTTCCCTTCTCAACGGCAAGTGTTTCAGATGCAGCTGCTTTTTGTTTGGCGATTTGTTCGGCTAAACGTTCGGCGTCTGTTTTGCCTTTCTGTCTAGCTTTACCATCGGCACCAGAAATGTTTGCTGGTGCGTTTATATTTTCAATGCCAGTTGGAGTCGGCTTTACTGCTCCAAGTGCACGTTCACGAGTGGCAATGTCTCTTTTGACTCGCGTTAGTTCTACTTGAGCTGTTCCTACAGCGTATTCTCCGACTTGACCGCCGTACTGTTGCAGTTCTTTTGTGTATCTATCAGCTACAGCTTGAAACTTATCTAGTTCATCTCTGTTGGTTGCTAACAAGGGTTTTAATGTTTGTAATCCTTGTGTGAGATCGTCTATATTACCTTTGCTTTGAGCAAAACCTTTAAAAATTCCGCGAGAAGTTCCAGACCTAAACAGTGCAGCAGATGCTTCTCCTATTTGTGCGTCGGCAATGAGTGAAAGTGCGGTAGTAGCGCGTGTAATTATTGCCGCTAATTTTGTTAAAACTGTATCTAAAGCTGGTATAAGATTTTTTAAAATTGCGCCGGCGGCACCGGCAATGGCACTTGCTATACCTGCAACAGCAGCTGTAAAACGGTCAAAACCTGTCTTTCCTTTATCTGCTGTACTTTCTGCTTCGATGCCCATTGAAACAAGAGCATCAGTTACTTGCTGCACGCTTATTTGTCCATCCCTAGCCATCTCAAGCAGTTTGCTACGGCTAACTTTTAATTTGTCTGCCAGTTCTTCTTGTATAGGAATACCTTGCGCTGTAAACTTGTTAAGTGTTGATATACTTACTTTGCCTGATTCAAGGGTATTCGCAAAAGCTTGAGCTATTTTTTCTACACTACCTCCGTATTCTTTAGACAATTCAACCGCTATTTTTATTGCTGAAGCTGTTTCAGTAGTTGACAAACCCAAGCCTTGTATATTTGTTACTGCAGCTTCTAGCTGAGCACTATTACGACCGGCAAGTTGAAAAGCTTCTCCTAAAACTTTTGCCTGTCGGGCACTAAGTCCTAACTCAAGAGATAGTTCTTTTATTCGGGCTTTTGTAGCTTCTATTTCACCAAGGGCCGTTCCAACTAGAGAACCTGCAAAACCTCCAGCCTGGCCGCCTAAAAGACCACCTATTGCCCCGCCAAGAGCAGCTTGAGGGCTTTGTCCAAATAGTAATGGGAAAGCTCCGCCAATGGCTGCTGAACTAAGGCTGCCACGGATAGCTTTACCTAAACCTGCTCCGATGCCTGTTACGACTGCACTCTTGCCTTTGGCTTTTCCAGGGGCAGCAGGACCAAATTTCGATCCCATGCCCTGACCTATATCCATTTGTTTATTTACAGCTGCAATAGCTCTCTCTAGGTTCCTGTAGTCTTGTGTTCCAAATTCAATAACAGTTAAGACACGCTCTAGTTCAGCTTTATACAGCTGTAATGAAGCAGTATTTTTCGGTATTTGAGAACCAAACTTAATTAACTCGTCTACTCCTTTGAAGGCTTGAGTAGGGGCTGTTTTGCCAACCTTGTACAGTTGTGCTTGAGCTTCTATTTCAGCTAAACCTCCGGTTAGTGATGATTTTTGTCTAGCTTGTTCTGCCGCTTGTGTGTATAACTTAAATGCTTGACCGCCGATTTTTGCATTTGCTGCTAAATTTCGAAATGCAGCAGCCTGTGAATTTAATCCGGCTGTTGTAGTGGCAAGTTGTTTTGTTCCATTACCAAGTGAAATTACAAAACTATCTACTTCTTTCTTTAATACGCGAATACCATCTGTAGCTTTGCCCGAGTCAATAGCTAAAGGGGTTTTTTTAATGCTTACAAGAGCATTATCGAGTTTTGCGATTGTGTCGAGTACACGAGTGACCTGGGTTATGCCGTCTACCCGTAGTTCAATTACAGCGGGATAACTGGCCACTCGTCACTCAGCTGTGTAGAACCAGTTTACGCAGTAAAAGGCCGCCGGGGCTAGCGGCGGCGTTTGGCTTTTTGGATTTGTTTTTCTTGGTCTTCGTTCAGGATCTGGAAGTAGGCGCTCCAGCCGAGCATTTCCTCGGCGGTCATTGTGG